GTATCATAACAACTGTAGATTCATCTTCACCTGTAACTACAAAAACAAAATCATCGAACCTCTCCATTCCCGATGTGCAGTCATTGACTTTGCCATCAACGGAAAGGACAAGTTGTCTATTGCTGGATCCTTCTTCCAGCGTATCAGGACTATTCTTGAGGAGGAAGGTGTTGAATATGATCCAAAGGTTGTCGCAGAAGTAATTAAGAAATATTTTCCCGACTGGAGACGTGTTCTTAATGAACTGCAAAGATATTCTTCTATTGGAAAGATTGACACTGGAATTCTGACTACAGTTTCTGAAGTTAATCTGAAAGATCTTGTTGGTAATATGAAAGACAAAAATTTCAGCAAAGTCCGAAAGTGGGTTGTGGAAAACCTTGACAATGATCAGAGTGCAGTGTATCGTAAAGTTTATGATTCGATGTATACTACTTTGGAACCTGCATCAATCCCACAAGCTGTTTTGATTTTTGCTAAATATCAATATCAATCTGCATTTGCTGTTGATCCAGAGATTAACACTCTTGCATGTATGACCGAACTAATGTGTGACTGTAATTTTAAATGATTCTCTCTCCAGAAGATACATTATATGCTGTCAGTAAGATTCATGACGCTTATGGTGGTATAAACCGTATTGATGATTATTTTCGTATGAAAAAGATTGAGCGTTTAAAGGAAATTCCTCCAACGCTTTTTGGTTTTTCTCATGAAGATGAACTATTTCAGGATTTCTCTGTTCATCCTGAAGAGATGAATTTTAAGATAGTTCAACCAGAACATTCTACATTTAATACTTTATTGGAGTTGGTAGCTTCATTTACATATGAAGATGCACCTGGCAAACAGATGAAGTTAATGGTTCAGGAAACGACCACAGGAAAGGTTGTAGGGTTCATTAAACTGGGTTCACCTATCATTAATTCAAAACCACGTAATCAGTGGCTTGGAGGGGTCCCTGATCTTACTATATTCAATAAGAGAGCCATTATGGGTTTTATTATTGTTCCTGTTCAACCATTTGGATTTAATTATCTTGGTGGTAAGTTACTTTCATTGATATGTTCTTGTCATGAAGTAAGAGAGATGTTAAATAATAAGTATAATACTGAGATGTGTTTATTTGAAACTACTTCATTGTATGGTAACATCAAAGGTACTAGTCAGTACGATGGATTAAAACCTTATATTCGTTATAGAGGTGATACAGAATCTAAGTTTCTTTTAACTCTACCAGATTCCATATATCATAATCTAAATAAATGGTTTATTGAAAGGAATGATGGTGAACAATTAATCCATAGAGGTGCATCTAGTCGAAAGCTTAAGATACAAACTAAGATGATTTCTATTATTAAGAATTCTCTTAAGGAACATCACCCAGTAAAGTATACTGAGTTTATTAAATTTATTAAGTCTAGGCAGGATGTAACTACTCAAAAAAGATTTTATATGTCTACTTATGGTTTCGAGAATTCTAGAGAAGTTATTTTGGGAAACACAGATACGCTTATTAAGGCTGAGAACTACGATAGGTTCTCTTTTGATTCGATTGTGGCTTGGTGGAGAAAGAAGGCTTCTAAAAGGTACGAAAACCTCAAACAAGATGGAAGACTCAGATCGAAATTAGAAATTTGGGATATTAATGATATGGACTCTATTGATATAATAAGATGACTCTTACCAAATTTTTAACAGAACAAAAATTTGAAAAAACAATACGCATTCTTGTTTATCCTAACATCACGTTCTCTAAAGATCTGACTAAGGATAGTTGTATTCAAGTGATCACAAACATGATTGCTGAATTGAACAAGATTCGTAGTGACTTGTTTTTTTATCTGGTTCTTCCAGAGTTTTTGGAGATGCTGAATTTTCATAATATTAAACAGTTTATTATGAAGTTCCCAACGTATCCTCCTACGATGCGTTCACATTTTGATGTAGAACATTTTAGAAAATTGATCAATCATGATCTTGATATTGATCTGGTGTTCTCTCATCTCCCTGAGCATACACATGCTGTTAAAAATACTATCAGCAATGTAACTCATCACAGTCCTTCTTACTTTGGATACTGTCATTGGTTTGACTTGAAAGAGGTTGTTGCATGGAGTCAACCAAGTTTTAATCAAAACATTCTTGGATTACTTGAGATGCAACGTTGTTATCTAAATACACAGAGTCAAAAAAATCTTGTATTAAATCAAGCTTCTGAAGTATTCAACAAAGGAACTATTTCTAAACTTGATGATATTCTTGTCCCACATCATTTGGGTGTTAAAGAATCTGATATTGTAGAACCAAATAAAAATACTGATAAATTAATCGTTTTTAATCATCGTCCAGATACCTATAAAGATTTCAATAACTTTATGAAGGTTCTAGAGGATCTGAGAGACCTTAGAGATGACTTCACTGTTTGGGTTCCATTGTTAGAGAAATCGGATAAATCTTGGATTACTACTGAGAAGTTTAATAAGCAACGATATTATAAAAAATTACAACAGTGTCGTGTTGGATTTTCACCTAAACAAGTTTATGGCGGATGGAGTGTTTCGACTACAGATGGTATTATGAATGGTTGTCCGTACATTATGTATGATGCTGATTATTATCAAGAATTAAATCCAACTGCAGATTTCTTTACTAAAAATTCTGAAGCTGTTAGGTTGTTAGATATCTATCTTGATGATAATGTATATCGTAATGAGATGTCTGTAAAATCTCAGACTTATTTAAAAGAGAATCTTGTATATAAAAACGAGATTTTAAAGATGAGTGAATATATTGATGACATGATTAGTTGTCAAAAATATGTTCAATCTGATGTAACCGAAAGACTTATTTCTATTATTAAAATGAAAGGTCAGATTACTAAGAAAGAATTGTTTGGTTCCTATCTTGGTTGGGGTAGAGGAATTAAGTTTGGTCCCTACCGGAGAGCTTTGCTCAATCACAAAAATATCTATGATACAATAGATTCCACTCCTTATTATTGCTGGATTGATACTTAAATTATGGAACTTAAAGACTGGCTGAACTCGATTAATCAATCAAAAATTAATATAATTGATGAAGATTATGGTACAGAGAAAGAGTATCCCCCATTCATTATCAATAAGTGCTTGTCTGGATTTATGGACACAGTTCTTATCGCAAATGAAATGAATATTCATTCGGATCTTCCTAAGAAGATGCAATATGATTTTTTTATAAATATTGTGAGACCGAAAAAGCGTTTCTCTCCTTGGTTAAGGAAAGAAAAAATTGACACTCTAGAACTTGTTAAGAAGTATTATCACTACAACGACGAGAAATCTAGAAGTGCCTTAAAACTTTTATCGGAAGAACAACTTGAATTTATCAAACAAAGGATGAATACTGGAGGAAAACATGAGTGAAGTTCTAGAGTATAATTGGTCACCAGAAACGATGATTGAAGTCATCTTAAAAGAACCAGATGATTTTTTAAAGGTTCGTGAAACCCTTACTCGTATTGGTGTAGCATCCCGTAAAGAGAAAAAGATTTATCAGTCTTGTCACATCCTTCATAAGCAAGGTAAGTATTATATTGTTCACTTCAAAGAATTGTTTGCCCTTGATGGTAAGAAAGCAAATCTTTTTGTGAATGATATCCAACGTAGAAATCGTATCTCACAACTACTGTCTGATTGGGGACTTGTGAGTGTTGTTGATCCTTCTGCAATTGAAGATTGTGCTCCTCTAAGTCAAATTAAAGTTCTTTCTTACAAAGACAAAGGAGATTGGACTCTTGAAAGTAAATATAATATTGGCAAAAAGAAGATGGTTAATCCTTAATCGGTATAACCGTCGTTATCTTCCATTAAAGTAATTTTACTTTTGTTTTTTAAATACGAATCCTTGTCGGAATAGATCTCAGATTCTAATTCGTCAAGGATTTTTTTTAGGTGCTTGTGAATATTTTTTAATCTTGTTTTTTCCATAATTAGAGTTCATTTTATTATCTATAAAAAAAGGAGAGGTTTCCCTCTCCTGGTGCTACATTAGAATTTCTCTACATATTTTTTTGCTTGCGTGTTGGCTTAGAGCATCGCATTCTATTAGACACTCGTAGTAATCGTTTAATCTATCATTTTCTGTTTCTAACTGTGATTGTAATTCAATATCATTCGCAGTTTTTTCAAGATGTCTCCACTCATCTAATTGAGAGCGAGATAGAAGGTTATGCATAACTCAATCCTCATACAGGTATCGAATAATATAGAAAACTTTTATTTCATGTTCAGTTTCCTAATTCTATATTATTTATTATACTTTATAATAGTTCACTAACATTTATTTCAATGTTACACAAGTACAAAAAAAGAGAGGGTTTTAATCCTCTCCGTTAAGTAAGTTAATCACTTAGTGTAAAGTTTACCACGATAGCAGAATGTACCGTGAGTCTCTTTCAGTCCTACACAACTAGTATCATATTCAACACCACGATATGTAGTGTGATGAATCTGTGCGTCGTGTATTGCAGATGCTTTATTGATCTGCCTCTTGATCAAATTAAGTGTGTTCATGAGTTGACTCCTGAAGTTAGGGTGGTTTAATCCCCGTTCCTTCAGTCGTTTGCGTCCTTTGTTCCAACTCTAAAGCAAACCGGATCGGTTCCTTTAATAAACAGAGAAATAAATTCCAACTTCTCAGAAGAACTAAGAAGTTCTGACTTATAAACTCCTTTTGCTAACCAGTCATAGTCTTGACAAGACAGTTGTGGTTGTGCTGCGAACAGCATCAAAGGTAGTAACATAGGATCAACGCTCCGTTGCGCGACTTACTTGCGGCCCTAATGGGCTGAACGATGTTAGTATACTAACATATCTATTTAGATTTGTCAAGGTGTATCCGTTGATACATTTTAACCTTTCTTCTTCTTTGAGTTATTCTGATGTCCCCATGTCCTAGGACTACACCTACCTTGAGACTGAACCCAACCCTTAAATTCTTTCTTATAATTATCGTAATAATGATCAAACATATCAGCAGTCTTGTTACACATTGTTAAATCGTAACAAGACTTACCATCTTTAATATACTGAACTAAGTAAGCAGTATAAGGAAGTTTAGTATCCTCTGCCAACTTAGGATCACAATTCTCATGAAGAATTCTAACCCTATCTTTAGTATTCAAGATCTATTACCCCAAGTGATTGTTGGAAATGCTTCTTCTACACACTGACGTGTAATCTTCCATCGCTTACCAATTTTTTTATCTTTAGCAAGGATCAACACGTTCGCTTCTGAATGATGGAGTCCTTCCAACATTTGAATGAACATAGTCTCTCGCTTAGTCTTAGAGATATTAGAACCACCTTTAAAAAAGTGATGCAACAACCTTGCCTCTCTCTCTAGTATAGTATGCTCTGTTCCTTCTGGTGCCTCATTCTTTTTGAATGGTGGTTCACCTTCCGGAAGCATAGAGATAACACTTTCATCAAAGTTGGCAATAAGAATTGCCCTCAATCCTTGAGAATTAAATTCCCTAAGCATCTTGATTTTCTGTGCTTTAGTTTTGGCATTGCTGATCTTTTGTAAGATCTCATGCATCATAATTTTCATCTTCGTCATCCTCATTAATAAATTTCACTGATAAAAGTTCTTCGTTAATCATGATGCCATCGTCATCATACATTTCTGGATGTAGTGCTTGTACTTCTTCTTTAGAATAGAAATAGTCATGCACAAAATCCTTTGCTGTCCACCCTGCTACAACCCCGACACATAGGAACATAAACGATGCTGTTGCCGAGAAAAATAGGATTGTTGCCGTTTCCATTTTCAACTCCGAGTAGTGTGGTTATTTTTTGTCCCACCTCATTTCTAAATTGAAATAAAACTTACGTTTGAGGAAGGAAAATGATCTGTCAAAACCAAACCCGAATTTAGGTTTAATTTCTTCGGGTCTAGGTTCAGCCCTCCGTAACATTAACTCTATGCCCTTATTTATGTCCATATCATGAACAAGTTTTGCATGTTCCTTTTGGTGTGGAATGTACAAAACCTTCCTTGACTAAAAACTTTGCTGTATTTACTAGTCCACCAAGTTCAGTACCATCAAGGATAACATGAGGATACCCTATAGCACCAGGATATTTTTTCTTGAACTCATCTCGTTCTTCTTGAGAATCAACAAGAATAAACTCTGCTTCTAGGTTCGCCCTCTCAAAAAGTTTCTTTAATTGATCACAATAAAAGCAACCTTTAGATGTGTATGCTTTAATATCCATTAAGTATCTCCTTTAAGTTGATTCAATATGTACTTATAAGCACACATAAGGTCACCCTTTTCATCATTCATTTTCATAATACTACCTCATATCCCTCCAAATAAGACTTAAATTTACTATGTGCCATACTATCAACATCAGGTAATTTATCAGTAGGAATAAACCAAATACGATTTTCTACAATATGAATAAATGCCATATGAGTACAAACCTCTTTATATTTAATTCTATTACTACTATGTTTAGTTTGGAATTGCCACTGGTTATTATTCTTTACTGCAGTCTTAACTTGAGTTGGCATGAATTTATCATCTTTATATAAAATTAAATCCCTTCCCCACAAATCCATTTCTGGTTTGTATACTTGATACCCCTTGATCATCATTATACCAGTAAACCTATCTTCTCCAAGTTTACCTATACCTGCTTGTGAAGTTGCTAATTGAACATCCTCTTCATTAAAAATAGTTGCTTGAACAACACGTTGCTGTTCCATCACTTCATCATATTCTTTCATAGCCATTTCAAGAGCAATCTCTTTATTAGTTGTTCTTAATGATTTGACATATGGTTTTCTCCAATGGGGTTGCTTTGAAATACGAAAGTAATAAACATCAGCACGAACATTATCAGATCGCATATAAATGTACGCATCATCATTTATTCTTATTTTACCTGAAGCTTGCTTCCTCTGGTACTTACTCATTTTCGCACATCTCTTTTACTAATTGATCAAAGATATATTGATATGCCTCTACTATATCACCTTCTCCCTTCCTA